GAAACCCAGTAACAGAAGCAAACCCTGCAGTAACAGGACAAACAGGGCAATGGCTATTAGGTTTTGCAGAAAGGGCTGGTGCTTTTGGTGCTGGCTGTACCTATAACTTTGGTCAAAGACCATTCTCTTACACACCTCCTACAGGCTTTGTAAGACTAAACACATATAACCTACCTACCCCTACTATATTACAGGGGAATAAGTATATGGATGCAACGACATGGACAGGTAATGGAAACACAACAAGAACTATTACAAATGCTTCTTCTTTTAGACCAGACTTTGTTTGGATGAAAGAAAGAGATATTGCAATTGATCATTTACTATATGACTCAATTCGTGGTCCAAGCACATCTAGTGCAAGTAAAGCATTATGTTCAAATACAACTGTAGCAGAAGGTTCTCAAAATGATAACTCTACTTATGGTTATTTAGATGGTTTTACTTCTTCAGGCTTTACTGTTACAAGAGGTTCTGATGGTGCAACATCATACACAAATAAAAATAATGGCACTTATGTAGCATGGCAATGGCAAGCTGGGCAAGGTTCAACATCATCTAACACTTCAGGCTCTATTACATCTACTGTATCTGTAAATGCAACTGCTGGGTTTAGTATTGTGACTTATACAGGAACAGGTGCTAATGCTACAGTAGGACATGGTTTAGGTGTTGCACCTAAAATGATAATTATTAAAAATAGAGGTATTGGAACTGCTGGAGATGGAGCTTGGCAAGTTTATCATGCAAGTATAGGAAACACACAATATTTATCTTTAAATACTACTGCTGCGGCTGCAACATCAACAGCAAGATGGAATAATACAAGTCCAACCTCTACAGTATTTACTGTTGCTACAACAGGTTCTGTAAATGACCCTTCAAATACTTATGTAGCCTATTGCTGGGCAGAAATAGCAGGGTTTAGTCGTTTTGGTTCTTACACAGGTAATGGTTCTACAGATGGTCCGTTTGTGTTTACTGGGTTTAGACCGAAGTTTTTCTTGGTAAAACGCACAGATACTGTTGAGAGTTGGAATATTGTAGATACATCAAGAAATGAATTTAACCAAGCTGGTGCTAATTTATATCCAAACTTGAGTAATGCTGAGTCAACTAATAATAGTTGCGATATTCTTTCAAACGGAATTAAATTAAGAAATACTTGGGCTGGAGCTAATGCTTCAGGTGGAACATACATATACATGGCATTTGCAGAAAACCCATTCAAAAACGCTAACGCAAGATAAGGAAAAATTATGTTTTTATTAAACGGTAATATATTAAGAGAAGGCGTTACATTTTATGACGCTAATGGCACACAATATCCTAGTGGATGGCTTAACCAAGCTACAGAGGCACAAAAACTAGCTATTGGCATCACATGGGTAGCTGATCCTGTTCGTGCTGACGATCGCTTCTACTGGAATGGTGATATTAAAAACCCTAAAGCATTAGAAGACAAACTTGAAACTAAACAAGATGGCTCACCACTCTATAAACAAGTTTATGATAAAGCTACAGAGTCTATGGTTGATACTACAGAACAAGTAGTAACTAAAGGTCTTAAGTCTAACTTTATTGCACAAGTCAAAGATACAGCAGGAAAGCTATTAGCACAAACTGACTGGTATGTAGTGCGTAAATTAGAGCGCAATGTCGACATTCCTGCTAAAATAGTTACTAAACGTGCTGCTATCGTTACAGAAGCAAATAGACTTGAAACAGCAATTACTAATGCAACATCTGTAGAAGCTCTTATTGAGGTATTAAACGCACAAAACTGGGGTGAGTAATGGCTACTCAAAGAATAGCTTTTACAGAATGGCTACCAGATCAACCTACGACTACAAATGCGTTACTAGAAGCTAATAACGTATATCCTTTAACAGTAGGTTATGGCCCATTTCCTTTATCTGCTGACTATTCTACTGCTGCAAGTGAAAACTTAAACAATGTAGTTGCTGTTAAGTTTGATCTTACTACCCAACTTTTTGCAGGTGGAGCTACTAAACTATTTAAGTTTAATGCAGGAACTACCGGTTTAGATGATGTAAGTAAGTCAGGTGGATACTCTAGCGCAGAACGCTGGAGCTTTGTTCAATTTGGTAACGCTGTATTAGCATCTAATGATACAGATAAAATACAAGCATGGTATGTAGGCACTTCTACTGCATTTGCAGACGTAGCTGCTTCAGCTCCTATTGCTAAATACATTACAGTAGTTCGTGACTTTGTGGTTGCTGCTAATATTAGTGGTACAGCTAATAAACTCCAATGGTCAGATATTAATGACGAAACAGACTGGACTTCAGGTGGTGCTTCCCAAAGTGACTATCAAATATTAGCAGAAGGTGGAAACATTACTGGCATTACAGGTGGTGAATTTGGTATAGTTTTATTGGAACGTGCTATTTACCGTATGTCATATATTGGTTCACCATTATTCTTCCAATTTGACGCTATTTCACGTAATTTAGGCTGTAATACACCAGGATCAGTCACACAATATGGCCCTACTACATACTTTTTATCTGATGACGGCTTTTATGGATGTGATGGTACTAATGTATTTAACATTGGTAACGATAAAGTAGATGAATACTTTTACGAAAATATGGCTTTAGCACAACAAGATACTATTAGTGCTGCTATTGACCCAATTCGTAACATTGTTATTTGGAATTATCCTAATACTAACGGTGGTCGTTCACTTCTTATCTATAATTGGTTAGTTAAGAAATGGTCATCTGCTGACACTTCACTAGAATACATTGTATCTTTAGCATCATCCGGTGTTACATTGGAAGGCTTAGATGCTTACGGTACTTTAGACTCACTTCCTGCTTCACTAGACAGCCGTGTATGGTCAGGTGGTAAGTTCTTATTAGGCGGAGCAGACGGTGCTAAAATTGCTACATTTACCGGACAAAACTCTACAGCATCTATTGTAGTTGGCGAGATGGAATTTGGATATAATTCTGTAGTGACTAATGCACGATCACAAATAGATAATGGTGCTGTCACTATGGCTATAGCATCTCGTAAAGAATTAAATGGTAATGTAACATATAAACCTACAGTCACACAAAACTCTGATGGCACATGTCCATTACGTTCTTATGGTCGTTATCATAGAATTAGAGTGACACCTACAGGCACATGGACACATGCTATATCTATAGACGTAGACTACACACAAAGTGGGAATAGATAATGTCAAAACGTGACATGTACCGTAAACTTAATTGGCAAGGTGGCACGCCAAGAGAAGTAGCTGAAATTGTAAATAACCTTGTAGAAGGTAAGTCTAATAACACAGGCGATATTACTTTAGTAGCTTCAGGTGCTACATCTACCACTATTTATGATGAACGTATAGGTTATAACTCATATATTGGAATAGAACCTAAAACACAAACAGCAGCTAGTACATACTTTCCATACGGTGCGTTTCAAGATACTACAGACCAAAGTATAGCAACTGTTACGGCTACTGCTAACGTTACATTAAACACTACAGACTATTCTTTAGGTACAAGTCTTGCAGATGGTTATAAGATAAAAGTAGACTATTCTGGTCTTTATAATTTACAGTTTAGCTTACAATTTGCTAACGCAGATGTACAAATACAAGACGTAGATGTATGGATCAGAAAGAATGGTTCAGATGTTGCAGGTTCTAATAGTAAGTTTTCTATACCAAATAGTCATGGCGGCACAGATGGTCACCTTATTGCATCACTAAACTATTACATAGAACTCGCTAAAGATGACTATGTTCACTTAGCCTGGGCTACTACGTCTACTAATGTGACTATAGAGCATTTAGCAACACAAAGTACACCTACTAGACCAGCTACACCTAGTGCTATTATGACATTGCAGTATTTAAGTGCTAATTCATTTACTACAAACTTATTTACAGAGCCTTATATTAGCTCACAGTCACAAGGTCAAGCTACTATATCGCATCCTGCAAATACAGGCACAAATAAGGTATATCGTTATATAATAGTAGGATGATATTACACTATATACCTAA